GACGCGGACTCTCCTATACGAAATAGAATCTGTAAATTCTGTAAATTCTGACCCATTTTCGCCTATACATCCTCAGAATTTGTTCCGTGATTCTGAGTGAATTCTGAGGCGGAACAAATTCTGAGGTCAGAATTTAAAACTGGTCAGAATTCACTCGGAATGAGCGAACAAATTCTGAGGTATGTATAGGCAAAAATGGGTCAGAATTTACAGAATTTACAGAATTTGCTCGAAATTTTTGGAAATGGAATCTGCGTTATGTAGCCTACGATCTCGGCGTACAAGGTCATCGACGTTCCGCTCCCGGGCACCCGCGTTTGCATAGGTCTTTGCTTTAAAAGTATTGCCGACGCTATACTTGCGTGCTTCAAGTATTCTGGCGGAAAATATATTGCATTTGTTGGCGAAGAGTATAGATTTTGCATCTATATACACGACGACGATTGTTCCGTGTATAGTTCGTAGCCAAAAACGAAAGGGGTGCAAGATGCCGCGAGGTGGAATCAAGAAGCCGCCACGGAACACACCGGAGCGGGCGAAGGAGCTGTTCGATACGTGCGTCGGGCTGGCTTATAGTCTTGCCCATCATCAATGGAAGGTTCATTCCGCGCGGACTCGGCATCGACGGGCCGGACGACTCGTTGAGGATCTTTGCCAGATTGCCCTGGAAACGCTATGGAACGCAGCCCTGCACTTTGACGAGACCCGCGGGGTGAAGTTCTCGACCTATGTTCATTGGGCGGTCCAGAACGCATTCAACACGATCTGCACCTCGGTCAAGGAAGATCTGCCAATGGATGAGTCAGCCTACAAAGTTCGTGACGGTTCCGAAGATGACGGCAACATGTGTAAATACCGCATTGACCCGAGCGGCGACTACGACATGCGCGAACTCGAAGCCCGCGACGAGATCGAGGGCATCTTGTCCGAGGTGAGCGAGTTCGATGAGCACATGATCCGTACCTACCTCAATACGTGGTCCGTGCCGCGGGGTGGTCCGTCGTTGCGGCAGGCGTCAATCGCGACCAAGCGGACCAAGAAATCGGCCGAGATGTCATTGCTGCGTGCCCGGCGAGTGGCGATAGAACGGAGGGGTTGGTAATGTCTGATCGCGAATTCAACTGGAAGAAGATTCCCTTCCCGTACTTTGGCGGCAAGATCAAGGCGGCCCCGATTGTATGGGCAGCCTTGGGGGACGTACCGCATTACGTCGAGCCGTTCTGTGGCGGGATGGCGGTTCTCATCAATCGGCCTCACGAACCGAATCGCCCATATTTCAGCGAGACCGTGAACGACATCGACGGCCTGCTCATCAACGCGTGGCGTGGGATTCAGCTTTACCCCCGGGAAACCGCCGAGGCCGCGTCGTGGCCGGTTGCAGAGGCGGACTTGATGGCCCGGCATCTCGCTATATTGAAATGGAAATCAGAACGTCAGCTTGAGCACCTGATGGGCGACCCCGCGTTTTGCGACCCTAAAATCGCGGGCTGGTGGTTGTGGGGCAAATGTTCATGGATAGGAAGCGGTTGGTGTTTTGGCGATGGCCCGTGGGTGGTTGACGAGAACGGGTTTGTTGTCAAGAGGCCGAAAAACGGCGGGGTGTGGCGGCAATTGCCTCATGTGTCAGATAATGGTAGCGGCGTGAATAATCCGACGTTGCGTGAACCCGGGGTGTGGCGGCAGTCGCCTCATGTGTCAGATGATGGCAGAGGCGTGAATCACGCGAATTTGCGTGAACCCGGGGTGCGTCGGAAATTGCCTCATGTGTCAAGTGATGGCAGGGGCGTGAATAAGCCGACGTTGCGGGAACCCGGGGTGCATCGGCAATTGCCTGATGTGTCAAATGGTGGCAGGGGCGTGAATCACGCGAATTTGCGGGAGCTTGGCGTGATGGGTGACGACAACCCGGGCGGGGCTGAATATCACCCGATTGTCATGCCGAAACTTCACGTTTGGTTTGATTTTTTGTCGGCGCGCCTTCGGCATGTCCGCATCCTCAACGGGGATTGGAAACGGGCTGTTACGGGCGGTGTAACACTAACGATTCAAGTGCGTGGCGGGCATGGTCCGTGCGGGGTGTTTCTTGATCCGCCTTACGCGGACACGGCGAACCGAGACAGAGGCATTTATTCACAAGACTCGTTGACGGTCGCTCATGACGTTCGGGAGTGGGCGCTCGCGAACGGCAACGACAAGAGATATCGAATTGTGGTGGCAGGCTTTGATGGCGAGCATGGCACGGCGTTCACTGATGCCGGGTGGCGTGAGGTGGAATGGTTCGAGAAGGGATATTTGGGCGGCGGGATGGGGAATATCGCGAGAAACGGAACAACGAGTCAGCAACACCGCGAACGACTTTGGCTGTCACCTCATTGCTTGCCGATCGACGGGCCGGGCGACGACAAAAACGATTCGCCCGGGCTGTTCGACGGCATTGAGGAGGATGAAGGCTATGACGATACGGATTGAGACGCGGCCGATCGGCGAGTCTATCATCACGGCATCGGGACGGCGGTTCTGGCCGCTCGACCCGCGGCCCGAGGACGTGGACATCGAGGACATCGCGCACGGCCTTTCGCGGAAGGCCCGGTATTGCGGGCATGTGCCGGATCGGCTGATCTCGGTGGCGGAACATTCGCTTGCCGTGGCGGACCTGCTGGCGGGCACACCGGCGGAGTTGTGCGGGTTGCTCCACGATGCGGCAGAAGCCTATCTGCCCGATGTGTGCGCGCCGATCAAGCACGCGGTCATGATCCGGGGTATGCCGTTCGCCGTCGCCGAGGAGCGAATCATGGCATGCGTCTATCGTCGATACGGGATCGTGCCGCCCTCGCCCGCGATTACGGCCGCCATCCACGGTGCCGACCTGGCCGCGCGAGCCGCCGAGATGGCCGACGACCGCGCGGTATCGGGCCTGCACGCCTGGACTGCCCACCGGGACGCCTTTTTGGCCCGATTTCGCACGGTTTTAGCTTTTTTTTGCATCCGTCATTGACGCTGGGCCGAGTCGGATATATACTATAGGTATGGGGTCGTACTGATGGCAGCCGGCCTCATTCCATATACGGCCTTATGGCACGAGGCCGAAGAGATTGCCCGCTCGGAGTACGAGCGAGCGCTTAAATGACGCCACACTTCCGCCCGGCCTCGCCGTGAGGCCGGGACAACTTTCGCCCCGAGGAGTAGAGATGAAGACCTACCCGAATATCGGCCCGGCATTAGAGGTAACGCAACTCCCGGCAGACTGCCCGGCCATGGCCGAGTGGATCGGGGGACACGCCCCGAGTCTCTTATCACATCTGCATATGGCAGTCGATACGCTCAGCAATGATGACGCCTACCCAGCCCTGCGCCAGACGCGATGTCTGGAGGTGGCAGTGCTCGTCTGCCGTGATGACGAGCACTTGGAAGAGGCCGAGGCCGAACTGGCGGACATCGGGGCGAAGTGGGAGCGAATTGGCATGGTTCGTCGTGTGCAAGCACACGACGGGGATTACTACGTCAAACTCAATGAGTAGACGCCACACTTCCGCCCGGCCTCGCCGTGAGGCCGGGCTTTTTTTTTCATAAGGCGATGCCATTGCGCGGGGGGTGGGGCATGAACGCCGAAGAAGGGATGGTCGACTACGTGTCACGACGATTCCGAATCGTCGGCGTGTCGCGCCACTGGGGGGTCTATCTCGCCGACGTACTGATCGGCCGGGTCGATGAGGACCCGGACAAACAATTCACCTGCCATGCCCGACAAAACGGGCGCTGGTATCGCATCCCGTTCGACGGCACAACCCAAGATGCGGCGGAATATGCGATCCTCCAACATCACTTCGACATAAAGGCGTGATCGTTATAATGGCGGGAAGGAGGTCCCGCCGTGCCATTCGACTTCAACGAACGACCCATCCGTGTATTCAGCATCTGGCCCGAGGACACCTGCCCGATCGAATCATCAATCTACGGATGGTGCCAGATGGCGTGCGGCTATTGCTTCGCTAATCTGAACCGCAAGGTGCATGGCGATGAGATCAACCCGAAGAACTCACTCGCCAAACTCAATCACACCATCGCCCACGCGATAAGCGACGAATACTCGGCCCTCGGACATTTCCTTCGCGAAAAATACCCGATCTGCTTTTCCAACACGACCGACCCGTTCCAACGCGAGGAAGCCAATTACCGATGCTCCGAGGCGTTTATGCGATGGGCCGCCATCGAACGACAACCACTCAAAATCCAAACACGCGGCAACGTTCTCTACGACGACTGGACCCGATACCGCGACCTCATCCAACCCGGCAAGGATGCCGTCTATATTTCGATATGCCAGTTCGACGACAAGATCCGGCGACGGTACGAACCCGGTGCACTTGAAATTGCAAAGCGCTGGGAGCTTGTTCGCATGCTCGCCGATCGGGGCGTGCCCGTCATTGCCGCCGCAAACCCGTACATGCACGAATGGCTTCCCGATAAAAACGAATACTGCCGGATCGCCAAGGAACATGGCGCCCAATTCATCTTCGTTGACCAGATGCACTTCACACGCAACCAGGCGGCACAACTAGCCGTCCCGTACCGCGACCTGCCGGAAAAAAGCAATATCGTTAAAAAACTCAAACGCAAGGCGTTCATCGAATGGGTCGAGGCCGCTAACCGTCACGGAATGGAATGTACGTTCATCGCACAGTACAACAGCCTTGTTGATCATCGCAGTTATTGCGGCGAAATGAAACGGGAATGGTTCGGCGGGAAGCTATGGGACTATCAACACAGATTCCTCGCGGAAGCCAGACAGGTTGCCGACGAGAACCCGGACGAATTCGTGTTCTTTACCGTCACGGAATTCCTTGAATTCCTCGCCCGCGAAGGCGTCCCGAACACACTATTCAACCCGGAGGATTTCTGGCAGGCGTACAATAAGTGCGTCGACAAGAACCGCCGCGAATGGTGCGAAGCATTGCCCAACCCGTCCGGATTCTATGACATCATCCGATTCTGGGCGAACGACGCGCCCGAATCAGACGCATGGTTTTACCATGATGACAAAATTGACCTTGTAGAAAATGATCAAGGCGAATACCTTACAGACGACGAAGGTAACGCGATCTTTTCGGTTCGACGGAACGGACGGCCGCCGGCAACAGAAAAGGATTTCGACAACCACGGCGTTTTGCTTGAGGTATAGAACATGCCAGGCTCTGAACCAAGCGCAAAGAAAAAGGGTAAGCCTAAGCCTAAGGCTAAGCCAAAGCCGAAAAATAGTAAGAGGGCCGGCTAACGCTAGCCTAAGATATTAAGATATATATTATTATAATAAGTCTTATTATAAGACTCCGTACTCGCACGTACCCGTCTAATGCAAGTTCATAAAGTTGTCATGATTCCGATCGGCAAGCTCACCGGGAACCCGGCTAACCCGAAAAAGGCATTCTCCGCGCGACACCAAAAGGGCCTACGCGCCAGCCTCAAACAATACGGGTTCGCCGGCTGCTTTGTCGTGGCGGCCGACCCCGATGGTACCTATGAAATCCTGAACGGAAACTCACGTGTCGAGGAACTACGCGCCGCGGGCGTTACCGAAGTGCCGGCCGTCGTATACGAAAATATGCCCGGCGAGGAACGAACTAAATTCGTCCTCGCCTACGATAAACACGCCAAACCATTCGACGAAAAACTCGTGATCGCGCAACTACGCGAACTCGCCGAGAAAGGCGAGGATGTACGCCACCTGGCCGATCTGACGGCCGAAGAAAACCTCGCACGCCGACTAGCAAACCAGTCCGCACGCGCAAACGCAACCGTGATGGCCGCCGCCGCCAAGATGGACTCGCTCATCCTTCACGGACCCGCCGAAGATATTGCCGCTATCCGAGACCTGATCAAAACCATCAGGGGACAAGTCAACCAATCAGGCCGGGTTGTGGCGGCGTTGACACAAATTAAAAATCACCTAGACTTTACGGATGAACAGTGGGTGACGATACTGCTGGCAACCATGGCCCGATTTTGTAGCGAACTATGAACCCTGAAGGCAGACGCGGCAAAGGACCACCCAACGCAAGCCCGCGGTCGAAAAGCCGCTCGAAATCAGCGGAAAAACAGAAGGCCGCGTTCCAGATGCGCGTTGCCGGCGCATCGTTCCGCCAGATATGCGAGGCGCTCAAGTGCAGCATGGGCTGCGTGTCCGCCATGCTCGACCGTGAGCTTGACGAGATCAAAGCCGAGACGCGGCAGCACGCCCTGAAACTCCGGGATCTCGAACTATCCCGCCTGGACCGAATGCAAGTGGCGATCTGGGAGGACGCCTTGCGGGGCGACCTTCGCGCGATTGACCGCGTACTATCTATCCAACGACGACGCGCGGACCTAATCGGCTTGGATGCCCCGAAGGAAGTCAACCTTGGCGGGATGGAAGGCGGCGCGCCGATCACGATCGAGCTTGTTCGCGAGGTGGTGCCAAGTGGAAGTCGACCCCCCAGTCAGCCGGACGCTTGAAGGCAAGCTTCAGATCAGGCATCGCTTTTACGAAAAACAGAATGAATTCATTTTGAATGAGTCGATTTACCGCGCGTTCATCGCCGGCCGCGGATCGGGCAAGTCATATGTCGGGTCATACGATCTGATCGCCAGATCAAAGCCGGGGCGGCTCTATCTGGTCGTTGCGCCGACGTATACGGTTCTGCAAGACGTGACAATGAAAATGTTCATCGACGTGGCGAAGTCGTGTCGCGCGCTTGACGTAAAGAGCATCAAGCGAAGCCCGCCGCCATCGTTGAAATTAATGAACGGGGCAACGGTCATATTCCGGTCGGGCGACAATCCGAATAGTTTGCGCGGCCCGAACCTGTCAGGCGCATGGCTTGATGAATCCGGCGAGATGGACGAGGAGGTCTACAAAATCGTGATTGCCGCGTTGCGTGAGGCCGGCGAGGTGGGCTGGCTGACGACGACCTCGACACCGAAGGGCACGAGCCATTGGACATACGAGGTGTTCGGGTCGGGCAAACCGGACACGGCATTGATCCAGGCGGCGACTTGGGAGAACCCGTTCGTTCACGAGCGTTTTGTGTCCGCCGTGATGGGCCAGTATGGGCATGACACGCAATGGTCGAAACAAGAGATCGAGGGGCAGTTCATCGCGCTGGAGGGGGCCGAATGGCCGCCGGCATACTTCCAAGGCGATATCTGGGTTGACGAGATGCCCGACCCGCTATCATTGCGGATCTTGTCGGTTGACCCGTCAAAGGGGCGTGGCGCGTTTGGCGACTACTCCGCGATCATCGCCCTTGGCCGCGGGGCCGACGGCACGCTCTACGTGCAGGCCGATCTTGACCAGAACCGCGATGCCGACGCGATAGTCAAGCGGATCATAGAATGTCATAAGGCATGGACGGCGGACGTGGTGTCGATTGAATCGGATGCGTTCCAGCATTTATTCGCCGTTCTGCTCCACAAGGAGAGCGTGCAGCAGGGCGTGATTGTTCCGATCCTTGAGACCGATACGGGCGGCGTTCAAAAGGAAGTTAGAATACGCCGGCTAACCCCCTATTTGTCGCGACGCAACATCAAATTCGTGAAGGATCGTGGCACGGAGCTTCTGGTAAAACAACTGAAAGAATTCCCGGTGGGCGACCACGACGATGGGCCGGACGCATTGGAACAGGCCATTCGGGTTGGGGTTCGGTACTGGTCGGCACGGCGGGACAAGAACACGAAGGGGTATCGGGCATGAGTGAGTGCGGGAAGGAGGGGGTTGTCATTTACGATTGCCACGACGACGACAACGACGACAAAATTGTCATTAGTGGCCGTCAGTACCTGCTCATCGAGGCGATCATCAACGTTCAGCATCTTCCGAAGAGCACGAATCTGGAGGCGTGGTCTGATACGGTCGTCAAGGTGGTTGGCGATGAAGTTCGGGTTCATGGCGGGGGATCGCCGACCGAGATTGACAACTCGTTTGCAAGGTGGCGCGCGACGGCCGGGGTCGGCGACTCGAAAGTGATCGGGCCTTATGTGATGGTGAGGGTCAAATGAGCGAAGAGCCAGTCCGGTTTCCGGGGATCACGCCATTCACGGCACGCGCCGAGGTGGAGCGGATTGCCCGTGACAACAAGCTGACGGCGGCAGACTTGGATAGGCTGGCCGCGTCGATGGTGATGATTGAGGCGTGTCAGGACCGGACCCAGAAGCACCGGGGCGAGTTTCACGCGCGATGCAAGCGCTGCAACGACTCGTTCCTCTGGAAGAAATACAAGGACGTGGACTTGGGCGACGGAATTAGCGGGCATCCGGTATGCGAGGAATGTTGGGTCGTGATGTCGCCGGATGAGCGGGTCAAGCACTTCGAGGGCATCTTGCAATGGGTGCGTGACGAGGAGTATGAGCGGTGGCGGCGTGAGTATGTCGCGGCCAATCGTCTGAAGCGGGCGGCCCGCCCGCCGTGGCCGAAGGAACTCGAAGATCGGTGCATGGAACGTGTGCGTGCGATGGCGGAACGAATTCGGGGGGCGTAACCATGTGGCCATTCAATCGCCGGAATCCTGCCAGCCCCGCGCCCGTGCAGCCCGATCATCTGGCAGAAACGGAACGACGGTTGCGGTCGCGGAATGCCGAGATGCGCCGGGAGTTGTCCGTGCGTCGGCTGGAGCGGCAGAACCGGCGGCTTGAAGAGATGCTCGGGACGGGTTCCGACTTCGGGTTCGCTCAGCGGTGGGGGGATTGGCTCACGCGGTTCCAGTGGGGTGATTGGGGTACGCCGTTTAGCGGATCAGGGCTAGATCATCGGAACGGCGGCAACTGGCCATACTTTTCGAGTGACGAGGAATTGTCATTCTTACGTTCGTTGGGGCGTTTGCTCGTCACGCGCAATCTGTACGCGAAGTGCCTTCTGGAGGCGGTGACGAGTTACGCGATTGGGACGGGCATGACGATCCGCGTGACGGAACGGTACAAGGGTGCCGATCAGGGCGCGGTGGCGCGGGTTCAGGCGGTCGTTGATGAGTTCATTAAGCGCACGCGGTTCGGGATGCGGCAGCAAGAATTGTTCATGCGGTCGCGTCGGGACGGTGAGGCGTTTCTGCGTGTGTTCGCGAATGATCGCGGGTATTGCGATGTTCGTTTCGTATGGCCGGAGCAGGTTAGGACGCCGGCGGGCCGGACCGGGGCGGACAGTTATTTCGGGGTGGAGACGGAGCCGGGCGACATGGAGCGGGTGTTGGGGTTCTGGCTTTCCATCGAGGGGGCAGGCTCGCCGATTGAACCGGAGTACGTGTCCTCGGCCGAGATGGTTCACGTCAAGCTGAACGTGGATTCAGGCGTGAAAAGGGGCATGCCGGACTTCGCATTTTCCATGCGGGAAATTTCCGATGCGGCCTTGAAGCTTTGCCGGAACATGGGGCTGGGCGCAGCGATCCGGGAAGCGTTCGCGTATGGTCGTCAGCACAAGGGCGGCGTGCCGATGGAGGCCGTTGATGCGTTCGTGTCGGATCAGGCCGACTATGAGGTGCCCCGGCCGTATAGCCCGAATAGCACGCGGGACGTGACGGTGGTTGAGCCGGGCGAGATCTTCGACGTACCCGAGACGATGGAGTTCGTGTCGCCGCCGGCAAGTGAAGGTGCGGTCGGCGACGTGGAGATCCACCAAACGTTGATGCACGCATTGGCGGCATATTGGAATGCGCCGGCTTGGGTGGCTTCGAGCAACCCGAACGACATGGGCGCGTACACGGCAAGTCTTGTCGCGGAAAGCCCATTTGTCCATCGGATCGAACGGGAACGGGAGCGGTACGTCGTCGCGATCGAGTCGGTGTTCCGCCGGGTTCTGGACGTGGCGGAGTCGGCCGGCCGTCTGATGCCGAACGACCTCGACATGGCCGAATTGCAGATCGAGGGCAAGTCGATCGTGCAGACCGACAGGGCCGCCGAAACGAACCGACGTGCCACGTTGTACGACAAGGGCGTGCTGAGTTTGCAGACGTGGGCGCAGCAAGAGGACCTGGATTTCGAGAACGAGCAAACCAACCGCGACGCCCTGATGAAAAAGGCCGGGCCGGAAGCCGGCGCGGCGGACGTGAAGGTCAAGACGGCCAATGACGCGATAGACAAGCCTAATGCCGCCGACGGGAACGGGCAGGTGGGCCGTGACGAGCTTGTACGGATGCTGGGGCAGACGCGGGAGGCCATCTTGGGCGGGATGGCCGATCGCCCTGCCCCGGTTATTACGGTCAACGCGCCGCCGGTCAACGTGACGGTCGAGCCGCCGATCATCCCGGCACAGGCAGCCCCGGTCGTTGTGGTCGAGAACGAGCAGCCGCCGGCCCAGCCGCCGATCACGATAATCGAGGCACCGAAAGCGGTCGGCTCGGCCGGCGTGACGGTCCACAAGGTTCACCGGGACGCGAGCGGTAACATAGCGGTGATGGAGTGCGAGAATCATACCGGGACATTCGAACAAGTGTTTGACCGTGACGCGGAAGGGCGGGTTGTTCGCGCGTATGTCAGGAGGCCGAACGGATGAGCCGACATAAAGATCGGTTTGGCACGGCGCAACGTTCAAGCGAATTTTGGAGTGTCGCCGACGCGATTTGTGACCTGTATCTGGCCGAAAAGTTTGAGCCGGCCGAGCTTGGCGGGCATCTGCGTTGGGCATTCAACGACGCCGAGTTGCTGAGGGCGCAAGGACATTTGCTGGTTGTCCTCAAGTCCGTTGAGGAAGCGATTAAGGCCAAGAAGGAGCGGGCGGGTCATGAATAAGCCGTTGCCGGTCTGGGTCAAACTGGCTTGTCAATGGTTCGGGGCCGTTGAGTTTGAACTGAAATTTCATCATGCGCGTAGGTGGATGTTCGATTTTGCTTGGCCGCAGCATATGTTGGCGGTCGAGGTGCATGGCGGGGTGTTCCAGCAGGGACGGCATGTTCGCGGGACGGGCTTTCGTGACGATCGGGAAAAGATGAATGAGGCAACGATCCTCGGCTGGCGTGTGTTGGAATTCACGACATGCCAGGTTGAATCTGGGTATGCACTGGGGGCGTTGGAGCGGTACGCGATCACAAAGGGGTTGGCCCCGTACCGGCCGTTCCATCCCGCGCATCAGCCGAGCGGGAAACGGGCATTGGCACGCGGGAAGAAAAAGGAAAGGTCGTGGTGACGGGATGGCGAGAATGAGTTTGCCGATCGACTATACGCGATGCCATGACGACGGGTGCCCGGATCGTGAAAGATGCCTGCGATGGATCGGGCGCGACGATCGAGGGGCGAAGTCGCATGCGTCGTCGTTGTGGCCGTCTGACCGAGCTGATTGCACGAAGTGCCCTGACCTGATCGAGGCCGCAAAATGAGCTTCCGAGAGATCCTATCCGCCGAACTCCGCGACGATCCGCTTGACGTTGGGTATGGCGCGATGACCGATCAGGAGACGGCCGATTCGCTGAACGCCAAGACGAGAACCCGGGTTGTGCCCCGCGCGTTGTTGCTACAGGAGTTCATCGGCAACCCGGCGATCACGCAGCAGAGCAAGGTCGCTGTATTCCGGCATCCGCGATTCCCGGAATTCAAGCAAGCGTTTGACCGTCAGGACCATGCGGACGTGGTCAACTACGGGCGAATGTTCCTTCTTGACGGGACGATCCAGCAAGCCGAATTCGAGGGGTTTCGGGCATATTGCGAACAGCAGTCGTCGGTGTCGGTTAGCCGGTTCGAGGAGCTTGGCTTGGATCGGCTTGGGTTCGGGCAGGCAACCGCCGCGATGATTGCCGAGGTGCGTTAATGGCGACCACGATATTGAAGATGACCGAGCATTCAGCCGTCGTCAGTCTGCTGACGACGGAGCTGAACAGTCTCGCGAACAACACGAATACGGCGGCCGGGGCAGCCGTGACGAATGCAGTGGGGCAATCGAATCTGGACGGGTATACGCGCGGGAAGGTCGAGCTTGTCCTTGCGGCGTATACGGGCACGCCGACGGCGAATACATGCGTCAAGGTGTGGTTCCTCAAGACGATTGACGGGACGAATTACGAGGACGGGTCCGCGTCGGTGACGCCCGCGCGGAGGCCGGATGTGGTGATTCCGGTTGGGGCGATTGCGTCTGGTCCGCAGCGGGTCACGGTTGAATGCTGGATGCCGGTTGGCACGTTCAAACCTATGGCCCGTAATGACGGGACGGGCATTACGTTCGCGGCGAGTGGAAACACGGTCAAGGTCCTGCTCAATACGGACACGGGGGTGAGTTAGTGCTTGCCCAGATTGGCCCGGTCTATACGCCTGATCCGATCATGCGGCACCCCCTGAACGAGGGGATGAATGCGTGTTGGCTTGGGCTGCCGGAGCTGACGGGCGGGCAGAACTTGTACGACATTGCGCATAATCATGACGGGGTGTTCACTAATAGCCCGACTTGGGGCGGCTATCTTTTCGGGCTTGGCATGGTGTCATTCCTCGGGACGAGCAGCCAGTATGTCCGGGTCGCGGGCGGCGGGCATTTGAACAACTTGCAACGTGGCTCGATTGTCGCGCGGTGCCGGTGGAGGGGCACACAGGACACGGGCTTCGGTGGTGCGGCGGGAAGCTTGTGTGGTCGTCAGAAAGACGGGTCATTTTCGAATCAGCTCATTACGCTTTCCGGCTCGAATCCCGCGACGGCAACATGTCGATGGCATGCTTACGGGACGAGTGTTAGCGCGGGCGGCGCGACGGCTGTTGGGGACGGCACTTGGCGGACAATTGGGGTGAGTTATGCGAGCGGTTCGCATCGTCTCTATCTTGACGGTAAGCAAGATGGGGGGGGGACCGGGACGGGCACAATTCAAAATGATACGACTATCCCGTTGTCGATTGGCGGTTGGCTTGGGACCGGCAGCTCGTACATGACGGGCGACGTTGCGTTCTTTGCCGTGTTTGATCGGTTCTTGGACGCATCCGAACATCAGGCGTGGCATAACGATATCCTGGAAGGGTTCCGGCACACGCTCCAGCGCCGCCAATGGTCGCCGTCCACATGGTACGAGGAGGCCCCCGCGCCGCCCGCGGCGACCGGCGGGGCGGGCGGCGCGCGTCGTCGCAAAAAGGTTAAGCCGATCCCGCCCGTCGAGGCCCCATCCAAACGCGACGAGCCGGTCTATGATTTTGACCATCCTCAGCCGCAACCGGACATCTGCCCCTTGTGCCAGACCGATTTACACTTGTACAATCGGCTGCGGCGTGAAGCCGGGTTGATCGAGGAAAAGAACCGAAAGCTCAGGCTTCGCGTCAAGCGACTGATCGAGAAATTGCAACGCGAACACGCCGAACGGCACGAGGCCGCCAGGGCGAAGCCGCCCGTCCAACCGAACGTAATGGGTATGCGTCACGACGACGATGAGCTTATCCGTATGATGCTCGGATGGAATTTTGAATAATACAGATCAATCAAAGCGAAGTCATATCGTCAATCCGGCCCTGTGTTGTCGTCATTGCGGCACGCGCATTGGCTCTTGCACGGCGACCAAACTATTCCTCGAGGGCACCGAACTTCAGATCGTAAGCAATGTCAAACTGGTCTGTGGGGTGTGCCGTAAAATAACGGTGTGGCGGCAGACCAAGTGATTGCGGGGTGCGTCATGTCGGCATCGACGGCAACCTATTCGACTGTGTACGACTTCCTGCGACTTCCGTTTGAATTTGTTGTCCGCGGCCAACTCGTCGGGGCGAAATTCGCGTTGTTCGACGGCGAGAAACTCTACATGTCGCCCGCGATGATTAGCCTTCTGGCAGTGCCGAAGATCGAGCGAGTGGTGACGGCTCGCAAGATCCCGGTCATTACGATCCGGTCGTTCCGCGAGCAGTGGCGGGCTGCATTCTGAAATTCCGACTTGACAAATAATCGTCAGAGTTTGATAATTTCCAGCGGCAGGCGTGGAGGCCATCCGGCCGAGGCTTATAACCTTGGCATCATTGGTTCGCATCCAATGTCTGTCAACCTGAATTCTCGCAGGCGTTAGCCGTATCGGGGCTTGAGCGATCCCGGCTTGGGGGTCGCCTGTGCCTGCGAAGACAAAGCTTACTCGTCGCCGCAATTCATCTCGGGTGTCCGCCACGTGCCGGGTCATTCGGCGAGCATTCCGCGAATCAATTTCAGTCCAAACAGGCCAGATCGACAAACAAGCCGGGATCATCAGGAATGTCAAGATTCTTGGGTTCGCGTCGCGTAACGGCCGCATTTATCCGCGCGAAGTCTGCAAGCGATCGTTGGCGAAATATGAAAATTGCCCTGTTTTCTTGAATCATTCGCGAGAATCGTCTCGCGGAATTGAAGAAAAAGTGGGCTGGCTCAGTTCGCCGCGCCTGATGGAAGATGGCATTTACGCTGACTTGAATCTGCTTAAATCCGACCCGAATTCAAGCAAAATCGTGGAAATGGCCGAGCGGAACCCGTCCCAGGTCGGCTTATCGCACAACGTCGAGGGCGAGGGCGACATCGTGAACGGCGTTTACGTCGTCCGCGAAATCATTTCAGTCAATTCGGTGGATCTTGTTGATCGGCCCGCAACCACAAACGGCTTATTCGAGGGAAAAATGAAAAAGATGAAATCTTGGCTGCGCGAAGACGGGGAAATGCCCGTCATGACCGCTGAGCCTGACGCAGCGGGCGGCACGGACCCGGATAGCATGCTCGCGGCCGGGTTCAAGGAGGTTTGCAAGTCGCTGCTTGATCAGATCATCGACGGCGAGGTGGACCCGAAGGCCGGGCTGAAGAAGCTCGGCGCGATCATCAAGACGCATTTCAAACTCGCCGGCGATGACACCGGGACGGAACAGGACGACGACAAGAAGGACGGCGAGGAAGAGGATGACGACAAGGACGCGAAGGATGGCACTGAGGAAGACGACACCTACGACGATGACAAGAAGGACGGGGAGGAAGAGGACGACGACGACAAGAAGGACGGGAAGGAAGAAGAGGACGACGACAAGAAGGACGGCAAGGAAGACGATGAGACCGATAGCCCGGCCGACACGGCCAAGAAGGGCACGGAACGTCGCAAGCGTGAGTCTGTTGAGATCGCCGAACTTCGTGCCGAGCTGGAAGTCCTTCGCTTGTGCGAGTCGGTTGGCGTCCGTCTGACCGAAATTCAGCACAAGGCCGCCGTCTCGTTGCCGAACAAGAGTGACCGCAAACGGTTCATTGAATCGCTCAAACGAAAATCAGACCGTGAACCTGTTCACGTTCCGGCCCGGTCGGGTGGTCCGGCGGGCGGCTTGACGACGGGCACGCCGTCGCGAACCTACGAAGATTTCATCCGAAACATCAAGGAGTAGTCGCAATGGCGAACCCTGCAATCATGCCGCGTCCGGTGGTTGAAGTTGGCGTCTTTCACCACGGATCGGATTTTTGTAACTTTGTCACTGCCCAGGACGGGTGGACAAGCCTCGTGGCGGATGCCGGCACATCGGCCGCCGTGAGCGATGCCGCGAACGGCGTTCTCGCCCTCGGGACGGCCGCCACGGACA